ACATCAAACTGTCCATAATTTAAAAACTCTGTCGCCTCTGACATTTCAGGAAGTTCTACATAGTATATGCAAGCCCAGTGACCACCGTGGTGATGCCAACCAAAATCAGATCCTTGAATGTATTGCTGAAACCAAGGGTGCGGAACGCCATCTGGCTTTAGACCGTACATTTCACACATATCGTACACATAAGGATATACTATATGTGTGAAAAGATCCTCATATGTCCGCTTGGCCTTGGGTATGTTAAAATCGTAATAATATCCTTTCTCATTGAGTTTGATATTATTATCAGCCTTCATCTTTTCAATAGATTCTAGCACCATTGGTTTGTAATGAGCATGCTCCTCAACAGAAAAGATGTGCACATGATCAGGTAATTTATCCCCGTAGTTGTTGATTGTCGAGATCGGTGTAATCGTTTTCATCATCATACATCACTTCATTTAACATTTGTTTTGTATCATTATCTGATACTTCACGAATACGAAGATCCTTTTCTAAACTATGTGTTTTTTGCTTACCATTTTTTTTGTTGCGGGGATCAAACCTAGTATATTTTGCCATCTTTCTTCCTTAAAAACCTAGCATTTCTTTTGTCATTATATAGTCTCGAACAAAGTCCGATCTTACAATATCTTCCCATCCAAAATTCACGATGTGAAAATTCTTTAATTGCTCGACAATCTGGAGAAACTTAACAATCCCAGACTTGTCGTCATCATACTTAAAATCACTTTGCTTAAAATCACCACAAAAAATGATTTTACTATTTTTACCGACACGGGTTATCACAGAATCTAATTCATGAAAATTTAAGTTCTGCATTTCATCCACAATAATAATAGAGTTGTCAAAGGTTGCGCCCCTAATAAATGAAGTTGAATCAAATGCAACTTGACCTGCTGTGACCATCTTGTTATAAGAACCTTTATCCCCAAACAATTCATTTGAAATATTCCTGTAGGGCCCCGTGAACGCCGCTTCCTTTTCTTCTTTGGTCCCGGGCAAAAACCCCATGTCTCTTGTCGGAACCATTGACCTAATTATAATAAGTCTATCATATTCATTGTCATTGTCAAGTACATCTTCAAGAGCAAGGTACATTGCCATGAAAGTTTTACCAGTACCCGCAGATCCAGTGAGCACTAAGTTATCACCTTCATCCCATGCAGAGTATGCAATCTCTTGATTTTTGGTAATAGGATCATACTGTAACAAGTCGTTAATCTTTACTGACATACTGTTATTCGTAGATTTAATTCTTTTAGTCATTAATACTATTATCCTTGCCTGCACCAGACTTTACACGACTCAATACTTCTTTCCATCCATTGCTAGTTTTACTTAGAGTGGATCCTGTTTGAGATATAAATTTTGCAGTGGATAGTTTTTGAGAGTGAGTGCCCTTGGATAAAAACTCTTCTCTTTCGGACAGTGAGAGAACCATTTCTTTTTCTTCGCCTGTCTCTTTATTAATCATTGTATATGTAGGCATCATTACGACCTTTTGTGGGGGAGTTGACAATTGCGCCAACTCCCATTTTATTATTATGCAGCTTTATTCAACTTAGACTCTAGGAATTTACGTTTTCGGGTTAACTTTGATACTAGGTCCATGTTACCTCTCTTTTTTATTTTAGTTATATATTCATTTAACTCTGTTAAATCTTTGGTGAGTCTATCAAGTTGAATTTGGCTCAAATGTATTCCCCTTTGGTTTATTTTAAGATTAAATCAGGAAATGCCTCCTGTACAATCTTCTTGGTTATACCCTTAATGGGTAATTTCTTGTTTATCATCCCCACAAGTAAATCAGCGTCCTTGGGGTGGATTGATTCTAGAATATCTAAGAAAATCTTTTCTCTTTTAACAGCCGCCATCTTTGCTCCCGGGCCATTGGGAATAAAGTATGCAAACTTTTTGTTATGCTGTGTTAAGTTTGATGGATGAGAAGATTCTGCGGCAGGTTCGTATGGTGGCTTACCGGGTGGTAAGTTCCACTTTACTGCATCATCAAAGGTGCCTCTAAGCACATCCTTCAGAGCCCAATTATTAGAATGTTTTTTCAAATAATCAATCTTGTCGGCTCGTGACTTCTCTTCAGAAGCCTTTTGTAAAATCTCGAATGTGTATAATGTAGTTTTGTTAACCATATCAAATAAAATCCCCTATTTCTTCAATTAACATCCCGCACCTTTTTTCAATAAGAAACGGAAAAACTTTCTTTCTATTCTTCCAATTATCCTGTCCATTAAATCTATTTAGTATTTCTGATTTTAGTGTTTCAGGGATTTCTTCAAAATCTATAAGCTTTTTGTTGCGACAATAGTTAGCATATACTTCCTCTCCCATGCAATGTAAATCGTCGAATAACTTATCTAATGTAGCTTGGCGTAATGATGTCTGACGAATACCTTCTGAGAAACTATTATCAGGACTTAACACATTTGGTACACCATCAGATGCGTCCCCACGCAATACAAGTTCTAACAATTGTTTGCGTGGGTTCTTTTCAATAATAAATTGTTTTTTCATTGGAGAGTATTGACGTACATTATCATATTTCTGTAGCTGCACAAAATCTTTATCAGCAGATACAATCATAATAGGTTCGTTATTACCAAACTCTTGAGTGCTTTGTGATAAAGTCGCAATAACATCATCAGCTTCACATTCTTCAACTAGCACAGTTTTATATGGAAAGTTTTCTCCTAACTCATCAAAAACTAGGTAAATTATTCTATACAGTTCATTCCAGTCAACATCAGAAGCACTCTTTGATTTACCTCTTTTAAATTTATAGTTAGGGAATACTTCTCTACGCCAATTCTTGCGTCCATCACCACAAATTACAAGTTCACCATACTGACCTTTAAATTTATTTCTATACATCCTCAAAGTGTTGAGAATTGTATGTCTAAAAAGATCTTCTGATAACTCGCCTTTGAGATGGAGACCACTTCCAATAGCTACTCCATTATAATCAATAAGAATCATGTCACATACTTTCCATTGTTATTACCCAGCTCAAAAAGCTCTCTTTAATTATATAGAGATTCTATACTTAGTCAAGCTATTTCTGCATCTTCTTTACAGCTTTATCATATTCTTCTTGTGTCACAACACCCTCAGCCAATAACCTTTTGCGATTAACCTCATGTGCTGCCTGTGTTTCTTCTTTAGATCCACCAAAGTAAGGAACACAATGACCCTCTTCTGTCATGATCTCTGTAACCCTTTTCATCTCACCATTGTATTCTACTTTAAAGTCTCCAAGGATACGGCCAAACTTACCTTTCATATCTTCACCAGACTTATCTTCAGTGGTGATGAGTTTTCCACCATTCTTCATAAGTGCTTTTAAACGTGCCTTAGCGGCCTCACCAAACAAATCTTCCACTTTATCACTTGTCCGACTCTCAGGTGTATCTATACCCATAATACGGACACGTTCATCTTTTAGGCATATACCAAAGCCAAGATCGATGTCAACATCAACCGTATCTCCGTCTACTACTTTAATTACTTCTACGTCATATTCATTGCTCTGCATTCTGTTTTCCTATTACATGATTGCGATGAATTTTACCTCCAATAAAAGCATTATAATATTCATCAGGTTTCAAGAGCACATCCCTCTCCAACTGATACTTCATTTCATAGTAAGAACATTCACCCTTATTCTTACACAATCTTAGTATAACTCGCCTGAAAGCCTCAGAGCCCTTTTTCTCTACCAGAAGTTTTACCTCGGTACTACTGCCATAGTATTTACGCCAATCGCTCTCAGAACGGCTCCTAATGGCTCTACGGCGGGTCTTAGTGACAGGAAGCTTCTTTGGCTTCCAAAAGAACTTCTTGCCAATGTATTTCATTCCAGTATCTATTTCTGTTATTTCATAGACAAACCCCTGATACTCCTCAGGTGTCTCATCATACTCTTTACCTTCATAGATCCACATAAAAAAATAGCCCCGCTGTTATACGGGGCTATTTATCAATCTATAACATCTTCAAATTCTAGAGGAGTCCCACACATAGGACAGTATCTGGGTTCTTCCTCATTGTCCATAACTAAGACCTGTGTTTCTGTTTCACAGGCTTCGCACACTGCGTAGAATTCTTCTTCCATTTGGTCTCCTTACATACACAAATCTTCGTATTTAGATGTATATATGCGATGAGAACTTTTGTCGTTATTCTGGGAAGTATTTGTTAAGAATTTCCAAATGATCCTCATACTTTGCCATCTCCTCTAGTTCAGTTTCAATTGCATCCATAACATCAGAATGTTCACCAACCCCAACGGGATTGGTAAGATAGATTTCAACATTCATGCGATGCTTTTGTACATGCGCCTCAGCGTGTTTGCGTGTGGCTTCAATCATTTTATTTCTCATAGTCATATCATATATCCTTTTTAGAAAGTAATTTCACAAGCGCCGCCTTGACAGGCAATGGCACCCATAGTGTCGATTTCAGTAAAGCGTTTCTCATCCAGCTCACTTACAAAGTCAACTGACTGAATATTCTGTTGTACCTTTTCCCATTTATGCAATAGGAAAACATCCTTGAGACAATACTCAGTTTCTTTCATATCTCCCATAAAATAGTTATCAGCAAACTTCTTAAAGCGACGAACCCACTCAGAACGAATATCAGAAACTTCACCAAGATATTCGGATGGAGTTTGTGCGATTTGAGTGGCTTCCCATAAATCACGGAACCCCGATGAGCGAGTATCCACAATAAGACCAGATGCAAACAATGCAGCCTTACCGTATTTTGCAACAATCTCACCTTCAGACAAAACCTCTGTCATTGGTGCTTGTGCAAAATCTTTATCACCCATTCCAGCCAAGAAACTAATACCAGCGAAAGCATCACGATTATCAAACACATAGTCTTCTACCTCTGCCCACATATGTGGGAGAACTGTTACGGTATTTGATACATTGTGGCGAGTCTTTGGGTTTGCGCACAATTCGACGTTTGTACCAGCTTCTACCCAATTCTTTTGTACAAGCTTTACTTTCTCCAGCAAGTTTGTGCCATAAAGATCTTCACGATACAAAGAAGTCTCAGGTGAAATGATCGGGAATGCAACACACCAGTCAGTCTTATTAGCAGACCATACTGATTCTTCTACCATGTATGGATTTGTTTTGGCAATAAGTTGACCGACCTCAGTCTCTTTGTTTAATTGAATATGACGCAGATAACGAGGAGAATGCTCACCGTGTATGCCAGACGCCGTTTGGAGAAGTACGGAAGCGTTTCCAGACGGTTTAACACACGTTGTTCTAGCGGCCTGATTGATTCCGATAAGTCCTGCAACTTGCTTATTAATTTGTTTAACAATTTCTGCTCCTTTTGCTTGGTTCTCTTCATTAAGAAGAATATCTGGGTTGTTCATCCAACCCGTAACGGACACACCCAAAAGTGCCTCACGTTCAAAGATTTGTTTAGTAGTATCGTCTAGGTATTTGAAGTCAGTATAACCAGCCTGCAAAGT